CTGTACACCAATTAAGAGATCCTGAAGGTTCTGTTTTATTGCTATGGGTTACTGATCCTTTTTTAGAAAAATCAATGACATTAATTCAACGTTGGGGATTTGAATATAAAACAGTTGCCTTTACTTGGGCAAAGACAAATAAAAAGTCACCAGGTTTCTTTAAGGGATTAGGATATTGGACAAGAGCTAATCCAGAGATGTGTTTATTGGCAACACGAGGTAAACCAAAACGTGTATCTAAAAGTGTTGACCAATTAATTATCTCTAAATTAAGAGAACATAGTAGAAAACCAGATGAAATTTATAATAGAATAGAACAATTGGTCGATGGTCCTTATATAGAACTCTTTGCTAGAAATCAAAGAAAAGGTTGGGATGCTTGGGGAAATGAAGTAGGTAAGTTTTGATTTTAGACTTGATTTTAGCTGTAGGATATGTTATAATGATATACAGTTTTATTATATTATTACTGTGGAAGTGGAACAATGAATAGTCAATTATACAATGAATTAAAACATTTTGCTGATGATTTAGGTTTGCCTATTTGTGATTCTATTCAGTTTAAAAGATTAACCGATACATACGGTAAAGAAGAATTTAGAGAAACATTATCAGAATATATTGCTAAAGAAAAACCAAAGTTTCCTTTAAGATCAATACCTTATGAAAAAATGAGAGAAACTTTTTTTGATTTACAAAAGTTTGATACATCAAAAATACTTACTCCACAAGAGCAAAATGAATCGCCTGTATTTGAGAAGTATGATGATTACAAATACTCTTATGACAAATATGGTTTAGGATTAATTGAAGGTTCAGCACAATTTAATGATGCTTCAAATTACTTTCACCAAGATATAAGATTAGATTGTGGTACTTGGCAATTAAAATCACCAAGACAAACTTGGGAACAAGGTACAGCAAAAGATATATGGAGAACACTTGGTGGTTTATGGCGTGGTATTAATAGTAGTGCTGACTTATCTCCGAATAGTTATATTGAAGTTATCAGATTGGGTACATATATTGCTACTCAATTTAAACCTGTTGTTGCTAAAGCCATTTATGAAATGACCGAGGCAAAAACAGTGTTAGATACAAGTTGTGGTTGGGGTGACAGATTGTGTGGCTTTTATACCTCTAGTGCTAAAACTTATGTCGGCTGTGATCCCAACCCAAATACATTTGTAAGATATAAAAATCAAGTAACAGAATATGAAAGAATTTTAGGTAATGAAAAGCCTGATATAATTAGAGATTCAGATAAAGTTTTTATTTCTCACGGTATTAAAAATGTAATGATCTTTAGAACTGGTGCTGAAAATATACCATACGATAAAATACCAGATATAGATTGTGCCTTTACAAGTCCAACATATTTTAGCACAGAAAAATATAACGCAGGTGGTGAACACGAAGAAGATCAAAGTTGGTCTAAGTTTGATGAATATAATAAATGGCGTGATGACTTTTATTTGCCTGTGTCTAAGAATACAAAAAGTAAATCTAAGTTTATGTTTATTAATATTATGGATCCAAAAATTAAAAACAAAAGATATTATTCTGGTGATGAATTAGTTGACCAACATAAAGATGAATTTATTGGTCAAATCGGTATGAAGATACGACAAAGACCAAAGTCAGACAAACTATTTGAAAGTGAAGAAGAAAAAAGAAAATTTGAAACTTCTACCTTTATAGAAAACGTATGGTGTTTTGGTCCTAAAGATTTTGATTTATTTAAACATAGTAGAAAGGCAACACTTGAAAACTTTTTTGGGTAACTAAATATGAATATGGCGCCTATTACAAAAGAAGAATATAAAGACTTAAAAGAGTATTACGACTATCAACGTAAGATACAATACAATAGAGAACGTTGTGAAAAAATGGCTGAAGAATTTGAAGGTCGTATTGCTATGCCTGAAGTTGGTATGTTAAGTGAAAATGAAATCTTTAACATAATGTGGAATAAAGTAAAGCCAAGTGACTATGATGACCCACCTAAAGATTGGGTACCTAATTATGATAATTTACGTTTTGAATGGGAACTTGATCCTAAAACAGAAAAACAATTACCTAAACCAGAAGGTAAAAAAGTAGTAGTCAAAGCCAGAGAAAAATGGGACGACTATATAGAAGAATTGAACGATAGTATAAATGATGATTACAATATACAAAAATAGACAATATATGACACATCATTTTCCGCCATCGGAACTTGACAAAATTAAAGAATTCCTATATAATGAAGGAATAAAGTGGTATACAATAAGTTATAGTGAAAAGGAGAAACTAGAGTATGAGCAACTTTCTAAAAGACATAATTAAAGAAACAGGAAATGAATATGCTACAATCGTAGCAGACGGTGTTGACAGCGCTGACGTAACAAGTTTTATAGATACAGGTTCATATTCATTTAATGCTTTATTATCAGGCAGTATCTACGGTGGTATGCCAGGTAACAAAATTACAGCAATCGCCGGTGAAGCCGCTACAGGTAAAACATTTTTTGCCTTAGGCATATGTAAGAATTTTTTAGACACAAATCCAGACGCAGGAGTTATTTACTTTGAATCAGAAAGTGCTATTTCAAAAGAGATGATTGAAAGTAGAGGAGTTGATTCTACGAGAATGGTAATCGTTCCTGTTGCTACTGTACAAGAGTTTAGAAGTCAATCAATTAAGATTATAGACAAATACTTAGAACAACCAGAAGATAAAAGAAAACCATTAATGTTTGTATTAGATAGTTTAGGTATGTTATCAACTACAAAAGAAATGGAAGATACGGCTGCTGGTAAAGAAACAAGAGATATGACTAGATCACAGATAGTCAAATCAACATTTAGAGTTTTAACATTGAAACTAGGTAAGGCAAATATACCAATGATTATGACTAATCATACGTATGATGTTATTGGTTCAATGTTCCCTCAAAAAGAAATGGGTGGCGGTTCAGGTTTGAAATACGCCGCTTCATCAATCGTTTATCTTGGTAAAAGAAAAGAAAAAGACGGCACTGAAGTTGTCGGTAATATTATACATTGTAAAAATTATAAATCACGTTTAACAAAAGAAAATGCTCAAATTGATGTCAAACTAACATACAAACAAGGACTTGATAAGTATTATGGTCTTATTGAACTTGCTGAAGAAGCAGGTGTCTTTAAGAAAGTATCTACAAGATATGAATTGCCTGATGGTTCAAAAGTATTTGGTAAAAACATCAATGACGATCCAGAAAAATATTTTACAAAGGAAGTATTAGACAAGATAGATGAAGTCGCAAAAAGAAAATTCAGCTACGGATCAGACGAAACAGAAGAATAAAAGATACGCCTTTGTTCAGAAAAAAGGTGATGATTTTTCTTGTGTTAAGTTATTAGAAGGTGAATATGAAAACATTATTTACAAATATAATAATGTTAAATTTGATGAAGTAAACAATAACGGTCAAGTACCATTACAATTTACTTATGATGTTTTTCTAAATCCTGATTCTAAAGATATAGATAGTCAGGATTTTAAAAATTACATAGGTGATATATTAGTGGAACTAGTAGACCAACAACTAAAGGATGGAACGCTCTTTGACAACAAGTGATAGAATAGAACTTACGATACTTACCAATCTTATTTACAATGAAGATTATACCAGAAAAGTTTTACCTTTTCTAAAGGCATTTTATTTTTCTAAAAGAGAAGAAAGAATCTTATTTGGCGAGATAGAAAGTTTTGTTAGTAAATATAAAAACTTACCAACAAAAGAAACTTTATTAATAGAACTTGGTCAAAGAAAAGATATTAATGACGAAGAACTAAAAGGTGTTAAAGAGTTATTAAATTCACTTGTATTAGAAGAAGCTGATAATCAGTGGCTATCCGATACAACAGAAAAGTTTTGTAAAGATAGAGCCGTTCATAATGCTGTCTTAGATGGTATTAAAATCTTAGATGGCAAAGATCAAAAGAGAACACCAGAGGCAATACCTCATATTCTATCTGAGGCACTTGCTGTATCATTTGACAAAAACATAGGGCACGATTACCTTGCTGATGCTGAAAATAGATTTGACTGGTATCATACAAAAGAAAAACGATACAAGTTTGACTTAAATTATTTTAACAAGATTACCAAAGGTGGTGTACCAAGTAAAACTTTAAATGTGGCGCTTGCTGGTACCGGTGTTGGTAAGTCTTTGTTTATGTGTCACGTTGCTTCATCTTATTTGTTACAAGGTTTAAACGTATTGTATATCACTTTGGAAATGGCTGAAGAAAGAATTGCTGAAAGAATTGATGCTAATTTGTTTGATGTAACAATAGATGATTTACACGCTATGCCAAAAGAATTGTACGATAGTAAGTTAAATAAATTAGAAGGCAAGACAAAAGGTAAATTAATTATCAAAGAATATCCAACGGCGTCTGCTCACGCTGGTCACTTTAGAAGTTTAATCAATGAATTAGCATTAAAGAAAAGTTTTAAACCAGATGTATTGTTTATTGATTACTTAAATATTTGTTCTAGTAGTAGATTTAAAGGTGGTAATATATCATCTTACTTTTACATCAAGGCAATTGCTGAAGAACTTAGAGGTCTTGCGGTTGAACATAATGTACCAATCTTTACTGCTACACAAACAACCAGAACTGGTTTCGTATCAACTGATATTGGTTTAGAAGATACGTCTGAAAGTTTTGGT